GCAAATACGCGTATATATATGTTGGAAAAAAATTGGGCACTTCGGACACACCCCCCCCCATAAATCCAGTATTGGTGCGGGTTCATAGGCGTGTCCGAGGGTGTGTCCAATTACTAAATGAGAACGAGGTGATAACGTGGAAAAAGACATCGAGCGATGGTTAGGAAATCAACTCAAAAAAATGGGATGCATATATATGAAATTCGTGTCACCTGGAAATGATGGTGTCCCGGATCGGATTATTGTACTTCCTGGAGGCGGTGTCATATTCGTCGAGTTAAAGGATACAAAAGGGAAGCTAATGGCTAACCAACGAGTACAGATTTCACGATTACGTAAACAAGGCGCTTTGGTATTTGTGGTAACCGGGATGTCTGATGCCAAGTTATTTGTTGAAGATATGGAAAGGGCGATACATGGACTTTCATCCACACGAGTATCAAAGCATTGCAATACAACGAATCATTGACAATACCCATTACGGATTGTTACTGGATATGGGGTTAGGTAAAACCATATCTACACTGATTGCAATTGACCGGCTTATGTATGACTACTTTGACATTAAAAAAGTATTACTCATCGCACCTAAGAAGGTAGCAGAGTCTACATGGGCCCAAGAAACGCAAAAATGGAGTGTTACAAGACGTTTAACGGTGGCTAAGGTGTTAGGTTCCGAGAAGGAACGTATACAGGCCTTAGAGAGCGAATCTGACATTTATGTGATAAATCGTGAAAACGTGCAATGGTTATATGAGTACTACCATAAGAAAAAATCGTTCCCTTTCGATATGTTAGTTATCGATGAGAGTTCTTCGTTTAAGAACCCACAGGCTAAACGGTTTAAGGCGATACGAAAACTCCGTCCTTTGTTTAAGCGTATCGTCATACTAACAGGTACACCGGCACCGAATACGTTGCTTGATATTTGGGCGCAGATGTATCTATTAGATGGCGGTGAACGATTAGGTAAGACGATTACTGAATATCGCACCCGGTACTTTACACCGGACAAAACAAACGGGCACGTCGTGTATAGCTACCGACTACTGCCTGGCGGCGATAAGGCGATATTCAGCAAGATGCAAGATATCTGTATGAGCCTAAAAGCTAAGGACTATCTTACACTACCTGAACGTATCGAGAATGTCATCACAGTAGAGATGAACCCCAAAGAATGGGAACTCTATAAACAGATGGAACGGGAGCACGTGCTTAGCTTAGTCAATGATGACGACGTAAGTGCACTCAATGCGGCAGCACTCGCCGGTAAATTGTTACAACTAGCGAATGGATCCATTTATAACGACGACGGTGAAATTGTAGTCGTCCATAACGAGAAGATTGAACGCTTGAAAGAATTGGTAGAAACGAATGAAGGAAAACCGATGTTAGTGTTCTACAACTTCAAGCATGACCTTCAATCGATTAAAGAAGCATTCCCGAAAGCCGTCGAGTTAAAGACCGATGATGATGTAGCCGAGTGGAACAAGGGTAACGTACAAATGTTACTAGCACATCCCGCATCAGCCGGGTACGGCTTAAACCTTCAAGCAGGAGGCAATATCATCGTATGGTATGGGTTAACATGGAGCTTAGAGCAGTACCAACAAGCTAACGCACGACTTCATAGACAAGGACAAACACAGCCCGTGATTATCCACCACCTAGTAACAAAAGGCACGATGGACGAGCAGGTTATGAAAGCGTTAGAACGTAAAGAAGCCGGGCAGGATGCCCTCTTAGAAGCTATTAAATATCGTAAGGAATTGTATAAGGAGTAGAACTATGCAAAAGAAATGTAGAAGATGTGGTGACACATTCACAGTAAAAACACACGAGGATTATTGTCCTGAATGTGAAAAAGTTATGACACCCCCTGGCGCCGGCGTGAGTAAAGAGTTAACCTGTGAAGGATGCGGGGTAACATTCGTTCACAAAAAGGAAAAGGCCCAAGGTCGTTGGCCTAAATATTGTCCGGAGTGTCTGCCTAAATATTCAAAAGTACCTAAGAAGAAGGAAGTGCAAGCTATTGCAGAAGAGGTAGTCAAAACTATCGAGGAGTCTGAAGTTAAGGCCATCAAATTGCCTAAGCAAGAAGATGTTATCAATCATCCTTCACATTACACACACGGTAAGATTGAAGTTATTGACTTTATCGAGGATCAACAACTTCCTTATCATCTAGGTAATGTTATCAAGTACATCGCAAGAGCAGGGCATAAAGGCGATAAACTGGAAGACCTAAAAAAAGCGCGGTGGTACTTAGACCGATACATCAATGAGGTAATGCAGCATGAGTGACTATAAGGAAAAGGCATCGGCGTATCTGCAAGATATAAAGTTGATAGCCATTCGAATTCAATCGCTACGGCAAGATATTCGCAAACTGCAGTATGATATTATCACCTTATCGGCGATTGATTATTCCAAAGACCGAGTATCAGGGGGCGGTACTCCAGTAGGTCTTGAAGGAGATGTGGCTAGACTTGTTGATACAGTAGATACCAAAAAACGGGAGATAGCAAAGCTTATTGCTAAAAGGGAAGAAGCAAGGGCTTTGATTGAACAGATAGAATGTATACCAGGGCGTATTATATTAGCGCAAGAATACATTAATGGGGCATTTCCTAAGAAAGTACAAGCGATGATATATTACGAAAAAAGCAGTTACTTCAATTTAAAGAATAAAGCATTGAACGAATTAGGGGAGCTACTTTCATAGTGGAGTACTTTGGAGTGTTTTGGAGTATTTTGGACTTAAATGAACCGACTTGACATAGTATAATGTAGTTGTGAAAGGTGTCATTAGTCATCTAACACAAATCCTCTCTTATACACAACTCGGCAAAAAGCACGGTGATGACGACCGTGCTTTTTGTTGTATGTAGCATTGTAAATACAGGGGGCCCGTATTTATGGTGTAGGCGATCGCGTAAGCTAAGGAGAGGGAATATGTAAAAATGAAATTTACCGCACAATGAAACCAGGGCGAGCCGAATTTGTCCACAGAATAATACTAAGCTTATACATTATGAGCTTGCCCTGTATCGTTGTACGCTGACATCTGATGACTAGAACCAGTAGTCCTCCAATAACTATATAGCCTAACAACAACCAACTAGTCATCGGATTTGAGCGTACAAAGTATTAAGGTGAAAAGGTATGAGCACAGAAGTCAAATGTATTAAACGTAAATGCCTGAATAATAAGAACGGCGTTTGCACAGCACAACTAATTGAATACGACGGCCTGTGTCAAACGTATATCACACATGACCACGCACACAAAAGTAATTGTGGATTATGCACTCGTTCGCACGGCCGATTTAAGAGAAACAGCCGTGATGTATTAAGATAGCCAGGAGGTGAGATAGTGGCTGCATTAGCAAATAAACGACATGAAAAATTTTGTCATGAGTACATCAAGGATATGAACGCTACACAGGCTGCTATTCGCACTGGTTATTCTAAGAATACAGCTAATAGAATAGGTAGTCGCTTGTTGTCAAATGTTGATATCAAAGCAAGGGTCGCTGAATTAAGGGAAGCCTACTTCAATGAAAACATCATGACGGCTCAGCAGGTCGAGTATGAGTTAACACGAATTGCCCTGGGGCTCTCAAATGAAAAACACGTTGTTATCGAGGGCACAGGGGAAGGATGTTCCGAAGCTCGCATTATCGATAAACCGCCAGACGAGAAGTCAAGACTGAAAGCCCTGGAGCTAATGGCTAAACGCCATAGAATACTCAGCGGTGATACAACTATCGATATTAAGCCTGTACTCATCGTAGGTGGTGACGATATTGCAGACTAATAGAGTGTACTTGCCGGATATCGTAGGCAAGGGATACGGTGCTTTTTGGCGATTCAAAGGACGCTATAAAGTAGTCAAGGGCAGTCGTGCCAGTAAGAAGTCTTCTACCCAGTCTCTGAAAGTTATCATAGAGATAATGGAGAACCCTTGTATAAACTGGCTAGTCGTTCGTAAGACAGAACGGACTTTGCGTGACAGTTGTTTCGCGCAACTCAAATGGGCTATGCGACAGCTTAAAGTAGAGCGGTACTTCAAATGTTCCGTATCGCCACTTGAGATAACGTATATTCCAACAGGACAGAAGATTCTATTTCGTGGTCTCGATGATCCTTTAAAGGTAACGTCCATTACTGTTGAAGTCGGTGCTTTGTGTAGACTATGGATTGAAGAAGCTTACGAGATTATGAGCGAAGATGCGTTCAACAGACTGGATGAATCTATTCGTGGGCAGTTGCCTGAAGGTTTGTATCACCAGGTAGTCTTAACTTTTAACCCGTGGTCCGATAGGCACTGGTTAAAGAAACGCTTTTTTGATGAACCCAGTGACAATGTGTTAGCCATGACTACGAATTACCTGTGTAATGAGTTCTTGAGTGACTCTGACTTAGTGTTATTCGAAGAGATGAAGAAGAACCCTAAGCGGTACCAAGTAGCGGGGCTCGGTAACTGGGGCGTTGTTGAAGGCCTGGTTTACGAAAACTGGAAAGAACAAGAATTTAATGTCGATGTAATTAGAGGTCAAACCGGTATCAAGTCCGCGTTTGGCCTTGATTTTGGTTATACAGTAGACCCTACGGCGCTAGTGTGCATGCTTGTTGATATGGCGCATAAGAAAATCTACATATTCGACGAGCTGTACGAAACAGGGCTTACGAATCAACAATTAGCATCTCGTATCATTGATATGGGATACGCAAAAGAAAAGATTCGAGCCGATAGTGCCGAGCCTAAATCCATTGAGGAATTGTACCAGGCAGGACTAAAAGGTATAACCAGGGCACGCAAGGGTAAAGACAGCATATTAAACGGTATTCAGCGGATACAAGACTACGAATTAATCGTTCATCCAAGATGCGTTAATGTGCTGCGTGAATTATCCACGTACCAATGGGCGAAGGATCGCTTTGAGAAATACACCGGGAAACCGGAAGACGAAAACAACCATGCTATGGATGCTATGCGGTATGGTTTGGAAGATATTAATGTAGAAAGGTGGTCGTTTGATTGATATTATCTCAGCTATGGGACCGCATCATAAAAGGTTCAGCGACTATGTCGGAACGAGAGTTCCTACAAGCACAGCTGCGTAATTTTCTAGGTAGCGAACAGCGTAAAACGATGTGTACTGCTATCGATTATTATGACGGTAAACATGACATTTTGAATAAGCAACGATACGTTATTGGCGAGGGTAATACACGAATAGCGTTACAGGGCGTTCCTAATAATCAGATTGTGGATAACCGCTTTGATGATTTAGTAGACCAAAAGGTTAACTACTTATTGTCTAAGCCCTTGGATATCAACGCAGATGATGACGAGCTCGATAAGATGTTTGGTATTCAATTCCAACGCTTATTAAAGTCAGTCGGTAAATTCGCAACGATGGCAGGTAAGGCGTATATACACCCTTACATAGGCATCGACGGCACGCTAAAGTTTAAGATGATGAAACCGCATCAGGTTTTACCATTTTGGGCAGATGAGGAGCACACACAACTAGATGCGTTCCTTTACTTGTACGATATTGAGTACTACACAGGGCTAGAAACTAAGACCATTCATAAAGTGGAATACTACACACCGGATGGTATTCAGTATTACATATGGGATACGGAGCGTTTACTTCCTGATCCGGATAAAGAAAATACTGCTAATTTTGCTATTGCCGATAAACCGTATAACTGGGAGCGTATTCCTCTCATAATGTTCCGTGCGAATGAATTCGAGCAACCGCTTATTGACAAGGTTAAATCCTTACAGGATGCCCTTAACCGGTTACTATCTAACTTCCAAGATAATATGGAAGAAGATATCCGCAGCACAATTTTGATACTACAGAACTATGACGGCGAAAATCTCGCTGAGTTCCGTCAAAATCTTGCTTCGTATGGCGCAATTAAGGTTCGCACAGTAGATGGTGTCAATGGCGATGTGAAAGCCTTAAAAATAGAGGTGAATAGCGACAATTACCAATTACTGATTAACATTTTGCGCAAAGCCATTATCGAGAACGGCCGTGGCTTTGATGCTAAGGACGATCGTATGGCTAACAATCCAAATCAGATGAACATCATGTCCATGTACTCTGATATTGATTTAGATGCCAATGAAATGGAGCTAGAGTTTAAATCTAGCTTGCACGATTTGATGTGGTTCGTTAACACGTATCGTGGTTTAACTAATCAAGATACAGTTGAAGAAGTGGATTTCATATTTAATCGTGACCTACCTATCAATGAAGGCGATACGATTAACAACTGTAAAAATTCCGTTGGTATCATATCCAATGAAACCATCATTGCAAATCATCCGTGGACAACAGATGCTGCGGAAGAACTTGCTAAAGTAAAAAAGGAACAGTCCGAAGTAACAGCAGATTTTGTTGTACCGAACGGCGGTGAGGCAGATGGCGAATGATTACTGGGAGAAACGGTATGAGCGGTTACTAGATGAATCGTTTCAAAAAGCGAATCTCACTGATGCGGAAATCAAAGCTAACTACGCCAGGGCTTTGCGGCGGTTAGAAAAGGCTATCAATGATTGGTATCGCCGGTTTGCTACAGAAAACGGACTTCAACTAGCCGAGGCAAGGAAACTACTGAACGCCTATGAGATGAAAGCCTTTAAAATGGATTTAGCTGAGTTTAAGGCAGAAGCTAAGAAACTTGGCGTATCTGAAGAACATCAACAAATGCTATCGAACGCATCCATTCGTGAGCGGTTAAGCCGTGAACAGATGCTATATATCAATGTGGTTCACGAGCTCGAAATACTGGCTCAAAAGCAGAGTATTTCACTTAACGACCTATTGAAAGATGTGTATCAGTCCTCCGCGTATAAGTCCGCATATACAGTGCAGACGCAACGCGGAGAATATTCACCTATTAATACGATTGATAGTAAGCGTGTTGATAGCGTGGTTCATAGTCAATGGGCGAGTGATGGTAAGGACTTTAGTAGTAGGATTTGGGGCGATACAAGTAAGCTAGTAGCTAACTTACAGAATGACTTCACCCAAGCCCTTATTATTGGGCAAGGGGCGGACACGATGGCAGATAATCTGCATAAGCGGATGAAGACGTCATACAGTAACGCTAAGCGATTAATCGAAACAGAGACGGCGCGGGTTCACGAGCAGGGGTTTCTTGATAGTATGAAAGACTTAGATGTCGAGGAGTTAGAGATACTGGCTACACTAGATAGTCATACTTCTTCCATCTGTAGACACATGGACCGTAAACGTGTCAGAGTTGTAGATGCTAAACCAGGCGTAACCGTTCCGCCGTTTCATTGCTATTGCCGGTCAACTACAATTCCATATATCCCTGGACTCGAAGGCACTCGAACAGGTAGAAATCAGAACGACAAGAGTACTGATTTCGACGGAGCGATTACCTACGAGGAATGGGAAAAAGAATATATCAATTAGCAGCGGAAACGCTGCTTTTTTATTGCCATTTTAGTATTGTTGGGCGATAACTAACAAGACCGTAGTCGTGAGGTGTGGCTCACGAAAATAAAGCGAAATGGGTATTTTTTAAGGAGGTCACTATGACTAAGGAAGAATTGTTAGCACTAGGATTAACTGAAGAACAGACTGCTAAGGTCGTTGAAGACTATGGCAAGAATTATGTGTCTAAGGATCAATTCAATGCTAAGAACGAGGAACTCAAATCCGTAAAAGGAGAACTCACGACTCTTAACAGCGAGATTGATAACCTCAAAAAATCTAATGCAGATAATGCGGAGCTTGCGAAACAAATTGAAACGATGAAAGCTGATGCAGAAACTCGTAAAGCTGAATACGAGGGCAAAATCGCACAACTTGAAATCGACCATATTGTGAACGTAGCATTGTCCAACGCAAAAGCTAAAAACAACGTTGCTGTCCGTGCGCTATTGGATTTAACCGATGCAAAAGTGAAGGACGGCAAAATCAAAGGATTAGATGAACAACTTGCTGAAGTTGCCAAAGCTAATCCTTATTTATTTGGGGAAGCGTCCGCCCCTAAAGGTGTAGCGCCCGGTAACCCTGGCGGTAAAGCACCAAGCGGCGCAGTAACTAAAGAAGACTTCGCTAAAATGACGTACTCTCAACGGGCGGAGTTATTCGCAAACGATGTTGAACTTTACCATTCATTAACAGGAGGAAACGCTAATGAATAAACAATTCTCTTTTAATTTACAAACATTTGCAGCAGGTCCTACGCAAGTTGCTAATGTAGTTAACCCTCAAGTAATGGCGGATATGGTATCCGCAGGCTTACCAAAAGCTATTAAATTCACTCCAATCGCTAAAATCGATAACACATTGGCAGGCGTACCTGGTAACGAAATTACTATTCCAGCATGGGGTTATATCGGTGATGCGGAAGACATCGCAGAAGGTGTAGAAGTAACCGCAACTCAAATGTCCACTTCCGTTGCTAAAGCTAAGGTTAAAAAAGCAATGAAACGCGTTGATATCACAGATGAAGCTAAATTATCCGGCTATGGCGACCCAGTGGGTGAAGCTACTCATCAATTACGTTTGTCCTTGGCTTCTAAAATCGACCAAGACGTAGTAACAGCTCTTGGCGGTGCTACTCTCACAACAACAGATACTAAAGTTATTTCCTACGAAGGCATCGTTAACGCAGTAGATAAATTGAACGAAGAAGACTACGTTGAAAAATATTTATTCGTAGCACCTTCTCAAATTACTGCTCTTCGTAAAGACGCTAACTTCATTGATAAAACAAAATACGGCAATGACGTTATGATGACAGGTGAAATCGGTATGATTGCAGGCTGCCGTGTTGTAACATCTCGCCGCATCAATGACACAGGCGCAACTGTTGATAACTTCATCGTTGGTGTAACTGCAGAAGTGGAAGATGGTACACCTGTATTACCAGCTGTAACAATTTACATTAAACGTGACGTTATGATTGAAGCTGATCGTGTTCCTGAAAAAGGTTTGGACAAAATCGTTGCTAACGAACACTACACTGTTGCATTGACTAACCAATCCAAAGTTGTAAAAGCAACATTCAAAAAATAGTAGGTGAATAATATGACCACGAAAGAGACAGTTTTACAAATTCTTGAATCGTGGCTTGGGTATGATGCAATTTCTGATGTAAATATCATTGAGTATATGATTGATGCGGAGACACAACATATCCTCAATGATATCAATCAGAAAGAACTACCTAGCGAATTACAGCACGTTCTCGTATATCGTGTAATTGGCAGCTATATCACCACAAACAAAAATAAATTGATTGAAGCTGACGGAGAAATGGCGAGCTCCATTAAAATGGGCGATACCGAAGTTCAATTTAAAGGAACAGACAAGGCGTCCCGTCTCCAAGAATTGGCCACCGCTTTGAGTGGATATGGAAGGGGTGACCTAGCATGCTTCCGACGGCTAAGATGGTAGACGCTGCTAGAAAGCAGTTAGAACGATTATACGATTGTACGTGTTATGTTATCTCCGAAGTGGATGCAATGGACCCCGATACTGGAATTATGAGTAAAACTGCCGGTAGAGAGGGTCCTTTTGCTTGTAGAATTAGCTATAAAACTCTCTCTACAGGTCAAAACGCTGAGATTACGAAATTTAGTACCACCACGGTACTTTTCACCGCTCCGGAGGTAATCATACCTAATGGGGCTCGAATCGAGCTTATAGGGCGAAATACGAAGCAACTTTTTCGCAGTGCCTCGATTTCTGCACGATATGACACCCATCAAGAGGTGCAACTCGAAAATTTAGAGGTGCATTGACATGGGTGTTGAATTTGACATGGAAGATTTTGCTGAATTTAATCGAAGCCTGGTCAAGCTGAGTCAATCGGGTAGCCTTCAGAATTTCAACAAGCAAGTTGTGAAGGAAATGGCCAGCGTGTATGTGCGTGAAGCTAAATTGAATACACCAGTCGGGAAACGATCGGTTAAATTCATGCAAAATGGCCAAGTACAAACAAAGTACTTTGATAGCGAGCATACTCGCCAATCGTGGAGTGTTGGTAGGTATCGACTGGACGATAGAACTGGACGGATTAGGGTGTTTAATACATCCTCTTACGCCTCGTTCCTTAATGATGGGCATCGGCAAGAAGTTGGGAGATTTCTTCCGTGGATAGGCCAATCTAAAGGCGGAGTAATGCAAGGCGGAAGACTGAAAAAGCCTTGGGTTGATGGTGCATATATGCACGAGAAAGCCGAAAAGGCACTCAGTAAAAACGCTAAACGTATTATGGAAATTACATTAAAGAAATGGATTGAAAAGCATGGTGGATTCTGATGTATTAACAGCTGTATCTAAAGCCGTACATACGGCACTCAACGTGCCTATATACCTAGAATTCAAAGAAAACAATATGACATTCCCGTGCGCATACATCAAGGTGATTGAGCCTAGTATGGGTAGACATGTCGGTGATCTTTACAATACTTCTTTGGATTTAGACATCATGTATTACGCCAATAATCTTGATGTGGTTACTGATACGCGAAAACTCATTGATATTCCTAGTGTGCTGTACCTACTGCTTGAATTTGTACAAGTTGGGGAACGTACAATTATGGGCACTGGCATGAAATACAAGATTTCAGACGGTGTGCTGCACTTCTTCGTGACGTATGAAAACATACTTCGGAGAGTGGCCAAACCTGTCGAACGTATGAAGCACATGGAATTAACAGAAAGGGTAAAAGATGGCAGATGAAAAACAAGCAGTCGAGGTAACGACTGAACAACAATTTGATGCTTACGCTATCATTGCATCTGACAAATACAGACGGTATCGTGATTTACTCACTTGCCTTCTTAACGAAGATGAAATGTATACGGAAAGCGATATTGATAGAATTTTAAATCAGGCATTAGCAACGCCTGTGAAAGGTTAGTGAAATATGGCATTAGGTGGTGGCACATTCTTATTCCACAATAAAGTATTGCCAGGTACTTATATTAACTTCGTATCCAAAGACCGAGCATATGCAGAAGTATCTGACCGTGGCTTTGGTGCGATGATGCTCTCCTTTGATTGGGGCCCAAGTGGTGAAGTGTTCCGTGTAGATAACGACACCTTCCAAAAGGATTGTCAAAAATACTTTGGTTATGACTACGGTCATGACAAAATGAAAGGCTTACGTGACTTGTTCCGTGGCTTGAAAACTGGTTACTTCTACCGTTTAAACTCTGATGGTGCGCAAGCTACAAGCACAATCGGTAAAGCAAAATATAAGGGTATTCGTGGTAACGATTTGGGTGTATCTGTTCAAGCTGATCCGGACAACACAGGTAAATTTATCGTAACTACTTACCTTACTACTGGCGATGTTCGTAAAGTAGTAGACACTCAAAAGAACTTGAAAGATGCAACCGAATTACAAGATAACGATTACATCGTATTCACTAAAACTGGCGCATTAACTACTACTGCGTACTCTGCATTATCCGGTGGTACTAACGGTACTACAATCACCGTTAAGAACTACCAAGACGGTATTGATATGCTTGAACCTTACTACTTCAATACGTTGGGTTACGCCGGTGCGGACGACACAATTAAGAACTTGCTTATTGCATTTACTAAACGTTGCCGTGAACAAAGTGGCGCTAAATTCCAATTAGTGATTCATGGTAAGACTGGGGTCAACTATGAAGGTGTTATCTCCATTCTTAATGACGTAACCGATGAAGGCGCCGAAAAAGGCTCTTTGGTGTACTGGACATTGGGTCAAGAAGCATCTTGCAATATCAATGCTACAGTAGGCAACATGATTTATGATGGCGAATACACTGTAAACGTTAAGTACAAACAGTTCGAACTTGAACAAGCTATCAAAGATGGTATGTTTATGTTCCACAATGTTACTGACTCCGTTGGCGGTAATATTCAAGGCGACGTACGTGTATTGAAAGACATCAACACATTTACTGAATTCAGTAAAGCTAAAAACCGCGACTTCTCTCTTAACCAAGTCATTCGTGTATTGGATAACTGGGCAGTTGACGGCGCTAGATTGTTTAATAAAACACATCTTGATAAATCCCCTAATGACCAAGCTGGTCGCGAGTCCTTATGGGGCGACCTTGTATATCTTGCTGAGCAGTACCAAAAAGTACGTGCTATCCAAAACTTCGATGATAAGGATATCCCAGTACCTACGCAAGGCGATAACAAGGAAGATGTATTGGTTAACGTACAATTACAGCCAACCGTGGCTATGGAAAAATTGTACATGACTGTTGTAGTAGCCTAGGAGGATAACGTATGGAAAATGAAATTTTAGATGCATTGAAAACGATGGATGCAGCTGACGTTGTTTCTTCTAAATTAGCGTCTTGCTATATCGTAGAGAACGGTAATAGATACTTACTGTTTCAAGCTAAGAAACTCAGCGCAAAAATTAAAAAGAATAAAGAAAAAGTGGCTATTTTGGGCCGTATCGGTGCAGGCAATAAGTCTACCTCCGTAGAATACAGCGGTAGCTTAACGATTTACCACAACACGGCTTTATTCGATAAGATGGTTGAAAAATACTTGAAAACCGGTGTGGATACATACTTTGACATGCAAGTAGTTAACAACGATCCAACTTCTAAAGCTGGTCGCCGTTCTGTGATTCTAAAAGGTGTGAACCTTGACGAATTAACAGCAGCTGAATTCGACGCTGAAGGCAAATACATCGAACAAGAACACAACTTCACGTATGAAGGTGTTAAATACGTTCAACACTTTAATGAATTAGACGGGATGCAAGCCTAGTGCTTGCTCCCTTTTTTAGGAGGTTTTTACAATGGCTGAAAATTTAAGCGCATTCCTTAAACAAAACGTTGATGTAGTCAATGAGACTGAATACGTGGCATCTAAACGTATCAAAGTGAATGGTGAGCCAGTAGCATGGAAGATTAAAACATTAGCTACTGACGAAACAGAAAAGATGCGTAAGAAATACACTAAACGCATTACTGACCGCATCACTCGTCAATCTGAAGAACGTTTTGATGCGACTGCATACAACGAAGATGTGCTATCTAAGGCAATCACTTACCCTAATCTTTATGATGCGGAGCTTCAAGATAGCTGGGGCGTTACTGAACCAGTTGAGCTCGTAAAAGCAATGCTCACACCAGGTGAATACGCTGACCTTTTGGCAGCAGTAACAGAAGCCCAAGGCTATGATGTCGGCATGGAAGATAAGGTAAAAGAAGTAAAAAACTCCTAGAATCCAATGAAACAGAAACGATGTTCGCATATTTGGCATTTGTTAAATACCATATGCGACCTTCTGTTTTTGCGGATATGGACATGAATGAAAAGGCTGTAGTAATTGCCTTTATTCAGCAACATGCTAAAGACGAGCAAGACGAAATGAATAAGGCAAAAAGGGGGTAATGAATGGCTACACTTTCTAACTATATAAGCCTCTCTACTAATATTCCTAATGCTATGAACGCAGCCGCAAACGCAACAACTAAAGCCTATCAATCCATGAACACGCTACATAATAAGATGAACGGTGTATCGAGTGCTAGTGAAACGCTGAAAGCTAGCATGGGCGGTATCATGAATAGTTTTGCAGGTAACCTGTTGGCTAGTACGGTGATGAATGGCGTTGGCGCTATAAAAGGCGCTATCGAATCGATTCAAGATACTGCTACAGAATGGGCGCAGGTGCAAGCTCGCCTTAAATTGGTAGCCGGTAGTCAGGAGAACGCTATTTATCTGAACAAGCAGATATTTGAATCCGCACAGCGTGCAAGGGGCGGATATTTGGAAATGGCTGACGCTGTAATCCAGGTATCTCAATCCGCACACGACGCATTCCCGGACCCAAGACAAGCCGTAGAATTCATGGAAGGTGTACAAAAGGTATTCGCCATAGGCGGTGCATCAAAAGAAGCGCAAAAGAACGCTATGCTTCAGTTAACGCAAGGCTTAGCCAGTGGACAATTACAGGGCGACGAGTTCCGGTCTATTGCTGAAAACGCGCCTATGATTGAAAACATCATTGCTAAAACTATGGGCGTATCTCGTGGCGAACTTAAAAAGTTAGCATCGGAAGGCAAGATTACCGCTGATGTAATTAAGAACGCTATCATGACTAATATGCCTGAAATTGAAAAGCAGTTTGAGTCACTTCCTAAAACTTGGGGCGATCATATGCAGTCGATTAAGAATAAAGCTATTCGGGCGTTCGAGCCTGTGTTCCAGCGAATATCCGACCTTGCTAATAGCGAAGGTGTCCGTGAGTTAGTGGATAACGTAACGGGAGCTATCCAAACGGTAGCACCGGTATTCTATTGGCTCGTAGGTGTTATCGGTGAAACGATTAATACTGCAGTATGGGCATTTAATACGTTATCTAACTTTGTTAGACAACACTCGTCTATCATGTATACAGCAATGATAATACTGGGTGGCGTTATGGCGTTCTACGCAATTCAAGCCGGTATAGCAGCCGGAAGAACGATTCTTGCTGCAGGTGCTATGGCGATTAAGGCCGTAGCAGATTGGGCTGAAACTGCTGCTCTGTTAGCAATGATTGTAGCTCAAGAAGGATTGAACGCCGCATTATACGCGTGTCCGTTAACATGGGTAATCGGCTTGATTGTTGCAGTTATAGCCATAATCTACTTAGCTGTAGAAGCTATTAACTATTTCTGTGATGCGAATATTAGCGTACTAGGAATCGTAGTTGGTGCTTTTTGGGCGTTCGGTTCCGCTATTTTCAATGTGTTCGCATTGGGGTGGAACATTATCGCAGCATTTGTTAATTTCTTGGCCAACGTATTCAAAGACCCATTACATGCAGTCGCTAACTTGTTTATCGATATATGGAATGGTATTTGGCAATTCGTGAAAGCTAGAATTAACGATATTATCGATGCGATTAATAAAATCCCTGGCGTAAACATCGATAAAGTAGGCGGGTCTACTGGTGTATTAGAACGCTTCGAGATTGCCGGCGGTGAAACCACTGTCATGGGTAAGATGGATTATTCTAGTGTTACTGGAGCTTTCGGAGAGGGCTATAACATTGGGGCTAACCTTAGCCTTGGCGATTTAATGCCTAACATGCCTGGTGTTAAAACTCCTCAAGAGTTTGACGCTAGCAAAATTACTCCAGGTGCTGCTCATGATGCGGCCGATAAGACTAAGAAAAATACAGGTAAGACTGCCAAGAACACAGGCAAGATTGCCAAGTCTATCGACATGACAAATGAGGAAATTAAGGCACTCCGTGAAAGCGCTATCGATAAATCCTTGAAGAAATGGCAAGATGCCAATGTAATTCACATTCAAATGAATAACGATGTGGAAATCAATAATGGCACTGACCTAGATGGCTTTACAAGTCAAATCTCGAAAGGCTTGAAAGATGCCTTTGCAATTCAAAGGGAGGGAATCTAAATGTATTACTTCTATATGGGGACGATGCAGATACCGATTCCCCCTAAAGAATTAACCACTACTATCAATGGCAAGAACGAAACAATGGAGCTATTGGGGAAAGGCGAAGTTAACGTTATTAAACCCGCAGGGCTTACTGATATTGCTTTTAAATTCTTGTTGCCTAACTCTGATTATCCATTTAATGAGTCATTGGTCTTTAAGTCTAAGAAGGCTAAGTACTACATCGATGAACTCGAAAAGCTTAAAACTACAAAGACGATCTTCCAATTTATCGTAGTTCGAATGAAACCAGGCGGACAGATGCTAGCCATGACTAACATGAAATGTACGCTTGAAAACTACGTCATTGAAGAAGATGCAGATAATGGTTTTGATTCGTATGCTAGCGTTACATTGAAACAGTGGAAGCCCTGGGGTGCTAAACGAATTGAAGTGAAGACCGACAAAGACGGCACTGCAAAAGGTAGCGTTAAATCGGATAGGCCGACGGACGGTAAGGTGGCCGCATCAACTGCCAAAGTCTCCAAAGGGCAGACTTTACAGCAAATTGTTAAGAAGCAACTCGGTAATACAGATAACCTGTTCCAAATTGCAGCACTTAACAAAATCGCTGTTCCCGCTATCTTGGGAGTTGGCCAAGTCGTCCAGCTTAAACGTGAGGGTAATAACGAATGGCTATAGATGAAAAGAAAACGGTCGAAAAATCTCAAATCAATGGCACTATCATTCCGTTACCCATGCCTACGCAACTCCACTATGAGCTGACCGTCAGAAACAAAAGCACTGGTGATTTGTGGCTCATAGAACCCGAAGACGGCGTACAAATTACGAGAGCAGTTGACTGTGTTCCAAGTAAAATGACATTCAAAGTGCCTAAAGACCCTAACCTAAGTTTTGAAGAAGGTGACACAGTTAAGTTCACCTTAAACGGAGGGGCGGTATTCTTTGGGTACGTATTTGAGAAACAGCGCGACGGCAAGAATTCTATATCAGTTACTTGCTATGATCAAATACGCTATCTCAAGAACAAAGACTGCTATGTTATCGGAGCTATGACGGCGACAGAGTTCATTAAAATGGTAGCCGATGACTTTGGGTTGAAATGTGGCTATATGGACGACACCGTATGGAAAACTCCGGAGAAACCTCAAACCATATTCAAAGATAAGTCACTGCAAGAAATGATATGTCAACTACTCGATAAAACGGCCATATACACGCCTAATCATGCGTTCTATCATTTGTACGATGATGCAGGCGAGTTACGGCTAGCATCGTTTGAGACTATGAAGACCGATATTTACATAGATGATGAGTGTATGGAAGATGTGCAATACACGACTTCCATAGACAAGGAAACATACAACTATGTAAAAATCGTCCGCACAGTCCCAAATGGTGCGTCAAGTAAGTTGGAGAACACTTTTATAGCTAAGGACGATAAGAACATCGAGAAATGGGGCAGATTACAGTATCTGCTCATTCCTAAAGAAAAGGACATCAACGCAGTAGCGCAAGCCAAGGCAATCATGGCTCACAAAAACAAGAAAAGCCGTGAGATTAAATTAAAAAATGTCATTGGCGATGTGCGTGTGCGTGGTGGCTCGTTGGTGTACATCAATAGAAACTTTGGCGATATGATTGTTAATAATTACATGATGGTAACATCTGTTACTCATACGTTTAAAACAGGATTTCACGGAATGGATTTAGATTTACGATACGTTGATAATGATGCAGCTTATGAAGTTGCAAAAGACGAAGATGCAGAAGCGGTTAAAAAGATTGAAGCTGCTAAGAAGACCAAAAGCTCCGCAGTCACTACTGGTGCAGGAGGTACAGCAGGTCAAGTCGATACCGCATTCAGCGCTAATGACGGCCGAGTATCTCAATATGGTAGCGTAGGGTGTGCGGACACAGTATGTGCAACGGGCTCCTGGTATAATTCTGATTTAAAAGCAGAATATGACAAAGGGACAGCATCTGTTCCTACACTTCGCCAAAACCTAGAAGCGAAAGGATATGTTACCGAGCAGTTTAACGGCTATGCTAATAAAGGCGATTTATTGATTTACGGTGACGATGATCATGTTGTAATTGCTGATGGTGCAGGTGGCTGTTTTGGTAACTCCTCAAGCCGTGGATATGCTATGAAGTATGGCAACGCAAATTATGCGTGGCATAATGACGAAGCGCCAACTAAGATTATTCGAATGGGGGCTAAATGATGGATAGCGAGTACATGAAAATCGTTAACACGATTAAAGAAATAGCGAGCACCGTTATATCAAATGGCGAACCTATGGAAGTAATCGTCGGCGAAGTTGTTAGTGTATCACCGCTAGCTATTAAGATTGACCCTAAGCTAACCGTGCCTGAAGAAAATATTATTCTTACCAAAAACACCTGTGAATGGACTATGGAGATGAGCGTTGATCATGTTACAGAAAACAGAGCAGGTGGCGGTGGTATGGCTGAATACGCAAGCCATAACCATGAGTACAAAGGGCGTAAGAAGTATCTTGTTCATAACCAATTAGTGATGGGCGACAAAGTCATTATGCTGAAGGAAACAGGCGGACAGCGTTACATAGCGTTAGACCGTTGGTATAACCCGAACAGGGGGTGCACGACTAAGTAATGGCAGATAATTTACTATTACCAAAACAAAATAACGATGCCCTTATTCCTGATACAGTGAATTATATTGAACCATCGCATACGTATGATGTTGATTTTAGAACGGATAGCCAAATTAGAGGTTATGCAGATAAATTGCGAGCTATGGAGCAAGCGATTTATAAAATCATCAATACGGAGCGGTACCAATATATTATTTACAGTTGGAATTATGGCATCGAACTACAAGACTTATTTGGCCAGCCAATTCCGTATGTGTACGCTGAGTTACAGCGACGCATAGAAGAGGCTTTACTGAATGACGACAGAATAACTAAAGTATACAACTTTGACTTTAGCCACGAAGGTGGTGACGTCATGGTTGAATTCGATGTAGATACCATCTATGGTACGCTACAAAAAATCAAGAAAGGGGTGAAAGGTATTGTATGAGCATATGACGGCCAATCGAATTGAAAAACGAATGCTCGATAGAGTTAAAGATGAATTCGATCGGCGCGAAGGTAGTGTTATATACGATGCTACAGCTCCAGCAAGTGTTGAGTTTGCAGAGCTCTACATCCTGGCAGATGTTATCTTGAAACAAGCGTTTGCCACTACTGCAGACCGTGAATTCTTGATACTTCGTGCGGCAGAGTTTAATATTTACCCGGAACCGGCCACGCAAGGCGAATTTGAAGCCCAGTTTAATATGGAAGTACCGATTGGCTCCCGATTTAACTACAACGAATATAACTTTGTTGTAACAGAGCTAATCGACGATACTGAACATAAGTACAAGCTCAAATGTGAACAGTACGGACGCACTCCTAATGCGACTACAGGTGATATTACGCCAATACAAGGTATTAATGGACTTACCTCTGCGAAGATATTGAAGAATATCACGCCTGGTGAAGATGAAGAAGACACAGAAGTATTTAGAAAACGATACTTTGATGCTTTAAAATCAAAAGCTTATGGTGGCAATGGTGCTGATTACAAGGAAAAGGTACTAGCTATCCCCGGCGTTGGCGGTGTTAAAGTATACCGCTGTTGGAATGGTGGCGGCACAGTTAAGTTAGTCGTCTTAAATAGTGACTACAAGCCGGCAGCAGATGAACTGATTAAGGAAGTAGAGAACGTTATAGACCCTGCACCGAAAGGCAAAGGCTATGGGCTCGCTCCTATCGGTCATACTGTAACAATCGAAAAAGCTGAGCCAGTAACTGTCAACTACCGAATTGAAGTAACTATGATGAGCGGTCACACAATTAACGAAATTCAAACCCTTGCAGAAAACGCTATCAAGCAACGATTACTTATTCGCGCTAAAGAATGGTGTAATCAAGACGAGAAGGATCATGTTATTCTTCGGTCTAGCCTAGTAACAGCTTTGATGGTTGAACTTCCTAACGTTCTTGATGTGGGTAGAATTACCGTAAACGGTGCCACTATATCCAAACTAGAATTAAAGGATAATCAAATCCCAGTATTAGGGACGATTACTTTGGTGACAGTATGATTACAGATTTCGGTATTTTTAAACGTGATATTGATATCTCACAATTCGCCGTTCCTTTAACTCGAGATTCTAGGGATATCCAAGAAGTCTATCGAGTGGAATCAGCAGAACTGCAACTACTATGGGATATCATGCTAGATATCTTTAAGGAAGAATACATCTATACCGCAGCAGATTACGGGCTTGAAGCATGGGAACAAATATTAGGCATCAATCCTCCGGATTTGACAGACACAGAAGGGCGCAGAAGTGAAATACTATCGGTATTAATCGGTCAGCGTCCTTTTACTATGCCTAAAGTACAAGAAATGCTTAATTTTAAATTCGGTAATCATGTAGTAACGCACTCTGTTAACTCCGATAGATATGAGTACTGGTTAGACGTAGTAGACGGCTTTGAGACACAGCTCAACAATATCATTGATTACGTTGAGCCTTTAATTCCCAAGAATTTAATCATCAAAACTAAAAGTACTACAAACCTTAACGGTGAAATATATATCGGGGCTATTTCAGATGTATATGAATCCTTCCATGTCGGGGCTGCATTAGATAAGTTTGACTTCAAAGTAGGCTCTGACATTAATATAGGCATGAGCTTCGACGTATTAGAAACAATTAAAGTATAAGGAGAACACATGGCTTCTATTTATCCAAATACACGATTAACTAATTATGGCCGTGAGTTAATCGCAAGATCGCAGGCAACTGGTAAGAAGTTGCAGTACATTAAATTAGTTTCGGGGGATGGCCAACTCGATAATCAAAATATCGATACTATGACCTCTGTAATAGCTCCAAAATTGGAGTGTCCGTTTACCTCTAATGGTGAATTCGTAGGAGACGGTCAATTTAGAATTGAATTTGCGGTAGGCAATAGTACGGTAACTAATGGATTCTTCGCTAGGGAATTAGGCGTATATGCTAATTTAGAAGGCGAATCTGATTCCGCTGCTAGATTAATTGCGTATAGTAATGGCGGTAACTACGCATCCTATATTCCGTCCAAAGAGACCCCAATCAATTCTAAAGTATTCTCTTTAGATGTTGTAATTGGCAACTCGACGAATGTAACCGTTAAGAAGATTGATGCGGCGTATCTGACTAGAGGTGCATTAGAGGCCCATAGCCGTGACACCAGTGCGCACGCTCCTATCACAGACCAAATTAAAGCAATCCTCGGCAGTGCTAACTGGAAAGACTCTCCGGCGAGTACGCTTGCTACAATTAAAAACTTATTGGGGCAAGGCGCTATCGTGGCATCTAAGCTCGACGCTAATGCGGGTTTCGTTAAATTCGCTAATGGTTTCACTATCCAGTGGGGAGCGTTTAATAACGTACCAATAGGAGGCACGATTTCATTTCCTGT